TGACTTATGAAAAGCCGGTCAGCGACAAGGTAGAACTGCAGATTGACCAGGCCAAGTCGTTCAGCTTTGAAGTGAACGACGTGGACGCCTATCAGGCTGATATTAAGCTGATGGACGACTGGTCTGATGATGCCGGTCAGCAGATGAAGATCGCTATCGACAAGGATATTAGCTCCTATGCCTACACCGAAGCTGCCGCAGCGAACGCGGGCATAACGGCGGGCGTAGAGTCTGGTTCCTTGGATCTGGGCGTAGCCGGTGATCCGGTGGCCATCACCAAGGGGACCATCCTTGATGTGCTGGTTGACTGCGGTACTGCGCTGGACGAGCAGAACGTGCCAGACGAGGGTCGGTACATCATGCTGCCCGCGTGGATGAACGGCATGTTGAAGAAGTCCGATCTTCGTGATGCCAGCATCATGGGCGACGCCACTTCCGCTTTCCGTAATGGGAAAATCGGCATGTTGGATCGTTTTTCCGTCTACGTGAACAACAACATGTCCACCGTGACCGACGGCGGCACCGGCAACCAGGCAACCAACGTAATCTTTGGCCACAAGAAGGCGCTGACCTTTGCGAGCCAGATGACCAACATGGAAACCCTGCCCAACCCCTCCGACTTCGGCAAGCTGATCCGTGGCTTGAACGTCTATGGCCGCAAGGTCATTGATCCGAACGCCATTGGTCACCTGTACGCAGAGCGCGGCTAAACCCACCAGAGCATAGCCACCTTTCGGGGTGGCTTTGTTTTTCAGGAGTAACGCATGGACATCATCAAAGCCCTTGAGGGGGCCAAGACCAAAGACGAACTGGAAGACCTTGGCATTGAGCACCTGGGCGTCGATGTGGATAAGCGCAAGGCCAAGGAAGTGATGCGGGCTGAATTGCTCGCCGAGGCTGAAGATCAGGCCGGCGTGAAAGCGCCCGCACCGAAAGCCGAAAAGCCGCAACCCAAGCCCGCTGGCCGCATGGCTCGCAACAAAACCACGGGCCGAATCATGCCGTGGACGGCCGCAATGGCCAAGTATTCACACATGGAGGAAGTCTAACTCATGGCCGTTACCACCGTTTCTGTCATCGTCAATAACGCCAAGCTGGTTATGCAGGAAATCACCGCAGCCGGCACCCGCTGGACAAACGAGGAATTGATTGGCTGGCTGAATGAGTTTTATCAGGCAGCGGTACAGTTACGGCCAGACGCTTTTTCTGTGAACGAATCCTTGGATCTGATTGCCGGCACCAAGCAGTCGATCCCTGCCAGTGGCTTGCGATTGCTGGACGTGATTCGCAACGACGCCGGCATGGCCATCCTTGTCACCACTCGCCGCGCACTGGACTCAACCCGCCGCACCTGGCATTCAGACCCCGAAAGCACTTTTATTGAGCAGTTCGTTTACGACGAGCTAGATCCGACCCGCTTCTACGTGTTCCCACCGGCTACTGCAGGCGCCTCCGTTGAGGTTTTGTATTCCGCTGTACCTACGCCGCACGATGCTGCGCCAGGCTTATCAGTGACCGGCTTGGAGTTATTTAAACTCAATGACGCTTACGCCCCGGTCGCCACCGATTACATTCTGTATCGCGCTTACAGCAAGGACGCCGAACACGCGGCCAACCTGCAGCGTGCCCAGATGCACTACCAGAGCTATATGCAGCAAATGGGCGCCAAGGCCCAGTCTGATGCCCAAGCATCCCCCAACGCCTTTGACAGTTCCGCCAATCCGCAGAGGACTCGCGCATGACTCTGGACGAACTGGTAAATCAGGTGATTCTGGACGTGCCGGAAGCACCCATCATGACCATTCGCGACCAGATTAAACGCATGGCGCGAGAATTGTGCCAAGAGGCTGACGCCTGGGTGGTCGAGGGCATTGTTGTGGTGGCTGCTAAATCCGGTTACCCGCAGGTACTGACGCCCGAGAACGGCGAAGTGTTGCGGATTTCAGCATTAAAAGACACCGACCGACCCCTGAAGGCCAATTTTGACTTTGAGCAGAAACGCCCCGACCAAATCACCATGCTGCGCGACACCAAGAGCGACACACTAACCGGGCGCTTGGCTTGCCGTCCAGCCGTGGGGGCCGATCTTCCTGATGCTTTGCTGAACGATCACGCGGACGCCATTGCCGATGGTGCTCGTTGGCGACTCCTGCTCATGCCCCAGCCATGGCGAAACCCTGAAATGGCCACCTACTACCAAACCCAATACCGATCCGGCACAACGGACGCCAAGCGCCTTGCCACCTTTGGCCATGCCCGCGGCGGTATCCGCGTGAAAGCCAGACGCTTTATCTAACGGGATCCCTCTATGAAGATTCAGCACGCGGCTTTCCGGGGTGAATTACCGATCCTGGACCCCAGGCTATTGCCTGAAAACAACGCGCAGACCGCCCGCAACCTGGACCTTGACCGGGGCACCTTGCGGCCTCACAACGACACCCTGATTGACAGCGCCCTACCTGACACGATCAACCCGGCCAACTTGTACCGCTATGACGTTGGTAACGACGGCAGCGGCTTCTGGTTCTCTTGGGGTGCTCAATATGACATTGACGTGGTGCGCTCCCCGATTGCCAATGACGCTTACGCCCGGGTGTACTGGACTGGTCAGGATGCGCCCAAGATGGGATCCCTTGCGCAAGTCACCACCGGCACCGGGCCTTATCCGTCAGCCTGGTATGAATTAGGCGTTCCCGCGCCTGCGTCTGGCCCTTCCGTGGTCGCGCCTGAAGATCGGACGGAGGTGCCGGACACGGCGCTGGAAACCGCGTATGTGGTGACGCTGGTTACCGCGTTTGGCGAGGAAGGCCCGCCGAGTGATCCGTCCGGCTTTGTGTTGCGCTGGGATGACGTGGACACCAATCCGGGCTTTGGTGAGGTCGAGGTCACATTGCCCGGCGTCCCTACCGCGAATCTGTACATTACCAAGAAGCGGCTATACCGCGTGGAAAGTGGCGGCCAGTATCAGCTTGTTACCGAGTTGACCGCAGCCACCGGCACCTATACCGACAACGTGTTGTCTGAGCAGCTTGGCCTGGCGCTGGAAAGCATCGAGTGGGATGCGCCCAATGCGGCCATGCAAGGCTTGACCGTGTTGCCCAACGGCATTCTGGCCGGATTCTTTGATAACACACTGGCGTTCTGTGAGCCCTACCTGCCGCACGCCTGGCCCATTGATTACCAACTTGCCTTTGACGACCCGATTGTGGCCATTGCCTTGATCAGTGGCGGCCTGATTGTCACCACCACCGGGCAACCCTGGCTGGTCACAGGCTCAAGCCCGGAGGCCATGGCGCAGATGATGCTGGACGTGAACCAGCCGTGCCTGAGCAAGCGCTCCATGGTGGATATGGGCGGTTACGCCATCTTCGCCGGACACGACGGCCTGATTGCTGTAGGCGGCACTGAGGCGCAAGTGATTACCTCTCAGGTGCTGACCCGCAAACAATGGCAAGCCCTTAACCCGAGTACGATTCACGGCTACCGCTACGACCGGGCCTATCTCGGCTTCTACGACGGCGGCTCATTCCTGTTCACGCCGGGGCAGGGCATCGAGTTCTACGACACCGTGGCCAGCGCCGGTTATTACGACCTGTCCGACGACATTCTGTATCTGATTCAAGGCGCCGACATTACGCAGTGGGATAAAGGCAATCCGCTGACCTACACCTGGCGCTCGAAATCCATGAAATCCCGCCGGATCGGCTGGCTTTCCTGCGGCAAGGTCATTGCCTACACCTACCCGGTGCAGTTGACGGTGTACGCCGACGGCGAAACGGTCGTCACCCACACCGTTCAATCGCCCTCAATGTTCCGTATGCCATCAGGCTTCACCTTGTCTCGGGACTGGCAGATTGAGCTGCAGGGCGTCAATGAAGTGTCCTCTGTCCAGATTGCATCCTCACCCGGAGAGCTTGTTTAATGCCAAGTCGCCGCCGCCAGAGCCTGCCGCCTGTCTCGCCCAAGGTATCCAATGACCTGAAGCCGATGGTCGCGGCCATCAAAGAGATTATTGAAACCGGCGAGGGCGTGCGCGGTGATCCGCTGGACCGCAAGATTACGCTGCGCGACCTGATCGACAGCGGCATTGGCAGTTTCAGGCAAGGCGCGTCCGCGAATACACCGGGCGGGCTGACGCCTACAACTCCGCCGCCGAAACTGTCTACACCGCCACGGCCAACGAACTTCAATGCACAGGGCGCTTTCGATGGGCGCATTAACCTGACGTGGACCATTCCCGGCTCGCTCTACAGCAATCATGCCTACACCAAGATCTACCGGGCTGAATCCGACAACTTTTGCCAACGCCGTGCTGATTGGGCAGGAAGCCGGATCATTCTACACCGACAGCGTGCGCGACGACGTGACGGTAAAGCCGTACTGGTACTGGATTGCCTTCTTATCAACGGCCAACATCGAAGGCCCGCTGAACGCAACCGCAGGAACCCAGGCGCAGGCACTGCTGGACCCGGACTATGTGATTGAGCAGATTCAGGGACTGGTGTCCGAGTCGGAGTTGGCCGCCGAACTGCTGACTCCGATTCAGGCTATCCCCAGTATTCAGACGACCGTGTCAGACCATGGCGGGCGCATTGCGTCAACCGAGGCGGCTCTGTCGGACCTACTGAACATTTCCCGCGTATGACACCGCAACGGATTACGCCATCGACGACCTGGTGAGCTATAACGGATCTGCCTGGCGGGCGCTTACCGCGATGACGGCGCCGGCTCCGACCCCGGCAGAAGGCGCGAACTGGACGGCGGTTGGCAATTACGCACGTTCAGCGACATTATTGCTAGCCAACGCGTGGCGATTGATGATCTGGACGTGCGGATTACGTCGAATGAC